GAAGGGGGACAAGGCTTCAACTGAAGCCGTGGACTGGATTACCGCACAGGTGAAGCAGACACAGAACTGGCTCAAAAACCGCATCGCAACCTTAGAGGAGATCGACTAATGGCATCGTGGAAATTGGAAAACAAGCCCAAGGAAAACAACTGCAACTTGCGACCAGCAAAGAACAAGACCAAGGAGTCACAAGCGGACTTTCGTGGCAACCTTCACGTCTCGAAACAGCTTGTTAAGTTTTTGGTTGACTGTGCAAAGGAAGGTAAGGAGCCTTTGCTTTCGGTGCAGGGTTGGGATAACGGCGTGGTCAACCGTGCGAAAGAGGGACAGTACGGTCCGAACATTCGCCTCTCCATTCAAGAATATGACGAGTCGTGGATGGACAAATCACCCCAGCGTCCAGCAAAAGTGGACGATGACATCGATCTTGATGACGACATACCGTTTTAGGGGGTGCTATGAGAGATAAAACAACATTTAATTTTGTCGTTGAAGCCGATCAGCTAGATCGTTTGAGACGACGATCCGTGCAGGAAGAGCGAAGTATCGGGTCAATGATTCGGGCAGGACTTGAATACATCCTTACCAATCGAACCTACGATGAGGGCATTCGTGACTGCTGTCAGTGGCTGCGAAAGACTACAATTATTGAAGGCAAAGATTTGCCAGATGGCAGGACATTCAACGAGTTTGTTTGTGACGAAATGTCTTCTGCTTTGAAAGCTACTGCCTCATCTGAGAAAGAGGATTCTCAAGAGCCTTCTTAATTTTATCAGTTACTAATTTTTCTAGTGATTTTATGGACGCTTTCGTTTCGGTTTCGAGAGCGTCCATATTTCTTCTGATTGCTTCCCGCCTTGTGTCAAAGCGATCCTGCTCTTTGTCCATAACCTTGCGAGTGTCATCTTGGATTGCCTTGATCCGTCGATCCATGCTTTCTGAAATTCTTTCAATGCGAACAATCTCAACCTTCAGATCACGCTTAATTGTTCTTGCCTCATCTCTTGCCGCATCTGCACTATCCTGTATGTTCTGTTCCAGTTTTTCAAAGACAGCCATCTCTTTTCGGAGTGCCGACATATCTGTCGTTAGGACTGCAAGCCGCTTGTCAAACCCTGACAAGTCAGGAGCAGTATAGCTCTCTATCTTTTCTCGCATGTCCATATAATCTTTATAAAATTCAAAGCCTCCCCACATTGCACCGCCCAAGCTGGACAGCGCCGTAAGAATTATAGCAATCTTACCGCCCCTAAATTTTACCCCACCCACCTCGACTTCAGCCATCTACTTATCCTTTATTTTGTTGATCTGCTCCCATAGAGATGAAACATTTTTGTTGAGTTGATCAACTTCGGCTCTCAACTTTACGGTCTCAACATAGGTGTCTCTTCTTTTTATGTCTCGATCTAGGGTGTCAACGTCTCTTCTCAAAATTTGCAACAAGGAGTTCATTTTGACCGCCGCAACAATCGCGCCGAGAAGAACTACAATTTGAGACCAGTAATCTCTTATGAACTCCATCTCATTTCCATTTCTAACCGCCCATCAACTCCCAATTTTTTCTATGTGCGGCCTTGATGTCTTCCTTGCTTTGCCCGTGGTAAGCCACCGCATTGTGGGTCTTAACCAGCAAGCTGTTTATGGTTGTGTCATCCACCACAAACTCTCCCAAGATTCGCCCAAACTTTCCTCGTGACTTGTCAATCTTGGTTCTCAGGACTTGGTTGCTCTCCAACGGCAGATGATGTTCGACAAAAGCTTTTGCCCGCAATCCATATTTCTTTTCTTCTTTGTCCCGTGTCCTGCTCTCAGGAGTATCTACGCCATACAACCGAACCCTTTGCTTGGATAGCCAGACATCAAAACCAAGATCAATGTCAACATCTACAGTGTCTCCATCCACAACCCTGACAACCTTGCACCTGTATTCATACATGCCGCTCACCTGTATTGCGTTGCAGTTAAAGCTTTGTGCCCAGCATCGCTGCCCCCGAACAGCATGTATTCTGCAAAATTATTCTGAGGCAACGTAGCGTCTGGTATTTTGGTAGGCTGAAAGAAGCCCTGAATATCTTTCAGGGCAGTCTGCTGTTTAAATATGCCGTTGCTGGTTGAAATAACATTCATTACTGCCAGCGTTCTAATCTGGTTAGATGCGTCATAACGTGACTTGTCGTTCATCTTTGCCATAATTTTTTTACCGGCCTTTTCTTTTGCCTTCTGAACTACCGCTTTCTTGGGCTGTTTCTCCGTCGCACCTTTATTTTCTTTTGCTTCTCGCGTGTCGGCAGGACGCTCTTCAGTAGACTCAGGCGTATCTTCAGGCTGGTCTTCAGGCTCTGGCTCTACTGGCTGTGACTCGTCAGGCTGTGTTTCTTGGGGTTCAGGCTGTGTTTCAGGCTGTGCTTCAACCTCTGCCTCGACTTCAGCAACCACTCCCTCTGAAACAGTTGCTTCTTCTGATGTCGCAGGAGCCGTTACCACTGGTGGGGCAAGCTCTACCGTAGAAATTTCTTGAACTTCAGCTATTTGAATCGGAGCAATGGCTACAGGCTCAGGCTGTGAGACAGGTGCCACAACAACGGGAGCGGGCGTTGTAACAACAGCGGGCGTGTTTATCTCTTCGGTAATCAGATCAATCACCTCAGTTTCTACCAGCGTAACAATATCAAACGTAGTTGAAAGGTGAGGGGCGGCAAACCGTGGTCCGAAAAAGCCGCTTGAGAAGCCAGCATCAATGCCGAACAACTCAAACCCCCCTGTCAGCCCTGAGAAACTGTTGGCTGGAATAATTTGTGAAAAATCAAAAGAGCGGACACCAGTAAAGTCCAACTCTACCTCGTGTTTAAACTGGTGAACTACAGTGTTTTGCTGAGAGAGCGTGAGAGTAAGGTTGAAAATATCCCGACAATCCGATGACTGCATCACGTTCCCGCCGACGCATGAAGACAACACAGAGTTACTAGGATGTGACTCTACATCTACACCGTAATCCATAGTGAAGCCGCGATTGATATCATCGATTGTCATCTTCTCTTCAAGATCAAAGGTCGTGGAATATGTACCCCCCGGTCCCTGAGTACCCGCCGTGCAGAATTTTCCTGTCGCACAGCCCCTTTGACTGCCACTCCCCGGTCCTGTTTTAGTGCCGCCAGTTGCGGTAAACTCTCCCATGCTTGGCAGAAAGTTTGTTGTGGTTTCTGTGCCCGTAACGATCTCGGTGCTTTGGGCATACGCTGACCCAGCACAGACAACGGCAATGCAGAAAGCCCGTATTGACTGATAAATAAACCTACGGAGTATGCGGCGGGTAACCATCTTCATTCCATTCATCAGGTTCATCTTGCTGGCGTTTAGCCCGTTCTTCTTCTTCCCTCTGCTCTTCGAGTTTTTGTTCTTCCTTCTCAGCCTGACTTAAAGAATTTTTGTAGAACAAAGAATCCTCTGGTGCTTCCAAGTAATTTATATTCCACGCCTTCATAGCATCTGCCCCGATGCTTCCCCTGTATGGACACGGCGTTCCTGACATCATCATAGCGTCAAAGACTCGTGCGTCCTGACACAGCAAGCTAACGCCAGCAACCTTCATGCCCATTCCATACAGACTACGGGCAAGTTTAATTCGCTCACAATTTTTATCGATAACAGTGTGCCCTGTGGAAAGACCAAGGAAACCTGTCTGGGCACCGACACTCATGCCTGATCTACAAACGTCGTTGTTATTTACAACGATGGAGGGTGCCGATGCAGTGGGGGGAGCTTTGTCAGTGACAACTGTTGAACTAACGGTATTAGTATCAGCAGCTTTTATTTTATCTGATGTTAAAACTCCAATCGCTCCTAAAGCGAGTATGAATATCAGTATGTGTTGTTTCATTTTTTAGTCTGTTCATTGTTGTCTTTCTTGGGCTTTGGTTTAGGTGCAACTGCTTGTTCATAATAAATAATAATTTGTTTTTGTTGACCAATGTATCTCTGCAACTCTGCCATGTTTAGTGCCAGAGTTTCGTAATCCCTGACGCTAAATGCATAGAATAAAAACTCACCGTTCTTTTCGGTGTACCGTTTTTTAAAAGCTGCAAAGTTTTGATCGGTAACAACATACCAAGTAATGTCACTAAGACTTAAAGGTCGTGGTCTTTGTTGCGTAGGAATAACACGCTCGACCTGTACAGATTTTACCTCTATCTGTTTGATAGGGTTCCAGCTACCGCAGCTACTGAGCAGCAGGATCAGGGGGCAAA